TTTTAGATGTTCTGGAAGCCAAGCCCAAACCGCACTTTGTTGCTGGCGGATAGACACCTCGGCAGTTTGAGCAAAGCAGAATATCTCAGAGTTAGGATTTTCTACGGCTGCACGGACAACGGAGAACGCACCCCATTGAGTTTTTCCGCTGCGATTTCCTCCTAATGCTAGAATTTCATTTACTTCTTTAAGTTGTTCCTCGGCTTTTACCCAGTGAGGCAAGCGGAACCCATACTGATACGGGTCTTTCTCCGCATTCTCAATAGCTTCGTGGTAAATGCGATGGATAGATAGCACCTCTTCTGGTGTCATCTGAATCAGCTCCTCATCCGTGGGAGGCTTTAGAATCTGATGTTGTCTCCAAATCATACTGTTTCCGCTTCAACTACTTTACCTTTGGCAATACGGCTTCTTGCTTCGTTGATAAGGTTAGCAGCGTCATCGAGACTTGCGCCCTTGCGATGCTCAACCACGGTTGTTGCCATGCCAGTAAGCTGTGCCGCTTTGTCTGTGAGAATGCCAACGGTGATTGCCAGCTTCTCAGGGGAGATTTTAGCAAGACTGTCAGGATCGTCAAATAGTTGCGTAGCTCGTTCAAACAACAAGTCAGTGTATTCCTGCGCTGCAATAGCGTAACGCATGGAAAACTCTTTACGCTTTGTCTCTAGGGTATCGTTATGCCGCCATTCTAGCTGGCGAATAGTCTCCCTGCCAACTCCAGTTTTCTTGGATATTTCGGTAATCTTGGCTCCTTGAGATAAGAGAAACAATGCTAATGCAGCCTTGTGCGGAGCGTAATGTTCTATGTTGTTCCGTGGCAGCAACTTAGCACGCTCTCTTACCTCAAGAAACCACTCGCTCTTGTCGGGACGATCATCGTAGTAATTGTCTTTTAGTTTCTGGAGTTGTTCTTCATTCATGGCGAATGGGATCGAATATTACTTTGATCCAGAATTCAAGTTTTGTTTTCGTTGAATGTCAAATTTTTGATTTAATTCAGAAAATCTGGAGTTGTAATTTGCGCTCTCTTGTTCCTCAAAATCTTTTGCAGCTTGCTCTAGCTCAAAAGAAAACTCTGGGTCTTCAGATGCTTGTCTTGCAAGAAACGTAAGTCCTTGTCTTGTCTTAAATGCCGACTGAAACATTTTAACGTAAGCGTCATTTACATCTCCAGACATTGCGTTTCTAGCAAGCGAAGATCTCACCCCATTGCTTGAGCTTCCATTTGCAAGCGCATATGCTAAGAATCTATTTCTTGCACTTGTAGTTAATTTAGCAATAGGAGCAAAAATACTAATGTTCCTACTACTTACAACAACTCTAGGCATTACTCCTGTTTTATTAACTTCTTTAAGCGTATTAGCTTGATAGAGTTTTGCTATATCGTAAAGCGCAGTTCCAGAATCAGCACCAAGAATAGTATTGATGTTTTTTCCTAGTTCACTTGGAGCTTCTTTAGTCCCGTAATCAGCTAGGAATTTGTCAACATCAAATAAGGTTTCATATGGTGGTGCAGCAGTAGGGGTTCCTCCTCTATAATGATCAAGAAATATCCTCATAAAATCTCCCTTGTAAAGATTTCTGGCATCTGGTGATGATTTGCTAAGCTGAGCCATTGCTATTTCAACATTTCTAGTAGTCATGCCCTTCAATACAGCTCTAGACATTAAGTCAGGATCAATGTTTTCAAAGTTTCCATCTTTAGCTAATTGGAATATTTCAGATGCGACTAATTTTTCTTCTTCTTTTTTGAGTGCTTCTCTTTTGACAATTTGATCTGCAACTTGATTCCTTTCGTTTTTAGACAACGCAGAAGATAATGCAGTCAAATCATCACGGGTAATGTCAGAAATGCTTACTCCTTTAATAGTAGCCAACTTTTCATTCAAGGTGTCCAGTCCTCTTGCTACTTTGCCAGAATCAGCATCAAATAATGTATCAAGAAACCCTTTGTCATAATTTAATCGAGTAATATTTCCTTGTTTACCCATTCCAATATCTTGAAGATACTGGATTTGCATTTTTTCTTTAATAGCTTTAGAGATACCAGGTTGTGCTGCATCCAAATCTTGAGCGGCACGAAGAACCCTACTCATTGTTTCTGGGTCTTTCATGGCAATTCTTACAACGTCTCTTTGTGTTGCGACATTTTCTCCACCAGCTTCTTTTAATATGCTGCCCAAAGTATTCTTTTGCATGTCATTTCTTTTGCCAACTGCTGCCGCTGTTGTTTGAAATTCGTTTGCAAGATTTCTTGTAACTCCATTTGAGTCAATAGCATTATAGCCCTTGAAAATTTGTGTTCTAAGAGCCGATAATTCATTTGATATTTCAGTTCCAAAAATATCCTTGGTTGATCCGCCGACTAGGTTTTCTGATCGCAAGTTGCCATACGATTTTACTAATTCATTGAAGTCTTTGAAGTCCAAAGGTCTATTTATGGCTTCGAGGTCTTTTAATTGATTGGTTGCATCTTGAATTCTACCTTCCAATCTCAATCTTAAATTTGGATCTTTTGCGCTACTTCTGAGTTTTTGCAAACTTTTTAAGCTATTTTCAATTCTTTTGATTTCAATAGGCGCATCTCTTCTAGCCCTAAGACTATTTTCAAGTCCTGTTACTGCTCGATCATCAACAAAACCTGAAAAGTTCAATTCACGTTTAATTTGCGGAATTTTATCCAGCAGTTCCTGTGCTGTCATTGAAAAACCAGCATTATCAGCTAGATCAGCCATTGAATCATATTGATTTCTGGTGAATTTTGCAACTTCTTCGTCAAGTTGCTGAATAGTCCCTCTTAGAACTCCACCAAGTTCATCAACATTAGCTTTCCCAGATGGTTTAAGCAATCTTTGAACAGCTCCATCAACAATAAGTTCATTCTCATTAGTGTTGCGAGCAATTCTAGTTACAAGCTCACTTCTTTTCTGTGCTTGATTTCGTGCAACGCTAGCATAATCACCAGCAGTAGTTGTCGCCATTTTTCTAAATGGATCAAATTTGCTTACCAGATCTTGTTGTGCGGTTCTTAATTTTCCTCCTAATCGAGATTTTTCGAAATCTCCAGCAAGCTCTTGCGCTCCTTTTATTCCTTCAGGTCCAAATTGTGAACCAGCAGGAACTGCTTCGGGAAGCCCTAATCGTTCAGCGGATTCAACAAATTGCTGTCTAAATGTATTTGGTGTTCCACTTGGAACTCTAAATGCGCGAACCGCAGGAATTGCAACATCCCCAACTAAACCAAGTGCGCCACCAATAGCTGCTTGAGTGCCTCGACGCGCGACATTTTCTCCGATATTTTGTTCCATGCCAAGTGCGGCACGGGTAATCATATCGGCAGCTGTTCCCAAGCCAGCTTCCGTTGCGGCAGCAGTAGCAGTTCCAGCCATTGGGCTTTTTGTAGCTAATGCTGCACTAATTCCAGCGGCTGTTGAGCCAATAGCAATAGGAGCTTCTACTGCTGCTGCTCCAGCAAAACCAGCAAGACCCATATCAAGCGTAGTAAATGTTTTGCCATCTTTAGTTTTAATCAAAAACTGAGTTTTACCACCTACAGTCATAGGCGTAATATTGGCATCTGGATATGTTTGTCGCAGATACTCAAGCTCTGATTCTGGAGTAGGCAATGCACCTACACCTACTCTTACTCCAGTAGGTAGTTGTTCTGCCGCCATGCCACCCTCACTAACTGGAGCATTAAAAAGCTCAGCAATAGCGTTGCGTTGTTGTGATTTTAACTGTAAAGGATCTTGTTGATTTTCTGGCAGATCTCGCGACAAAATAACATCAGCACCTCCTTGAGCAGATTCATAAAATGAAGGAAAACGACTTTTCTCAAGTACCGCTGTAAGCGATTTAATTCGCTCTAAATTTGGAGCTTCTTCTTCTGTTTCTAAAGCTGAGAATTGATTTTGTAGAACTTTTGTTTTATCGTAGAGATTTCTACCTAAATCAACATAAGACTGAGCCTCAACATCTTTGCCAGCAGCAATAGCTGCTTTATATTTGTTTTTAGCTTCAACAATTCCACGGGAGAGTTTGCTTATGTCAGAGCTAATTAATTCTTTTTGTTTTTGTATGTCACTCATCGATTTTGATTCCTAAGACTTCTAGTGCTTTTTTAGTTTTATCATCTAATCCTGTATATGGAGTAGCTGTTGGCGCAGCAGGCGTAGTAACACCAAGAATCTGCTCTCTATACATTTTCTCAACTTGGTCGTTTTCATCTTTTGTTATATCTCCATTTGCAAGAGCTTCTTCACGCTCTTTTTTAGACCCGTGGATGTAGTCAAAAGCTGTTTGCTTAAGTCTTTTGATATCATTTTTCAAGGTGACTTTATCTCCGCCTACATCAAGGACACCATACATATTCTCAAGCCTTTTACCTTCTTTCTCGGTAAGTGAACCAAGCCCAGAAGCACCAGTAGGCGATGCTGCTTTTAATTGCTTCAAGGAACTCAAAGCAATGCTGTCTTTTATCGCAGGTAAAATTTGATTTTTTAATTTGTATTCCTGTGTTCCAGGTATGGTAGATTTCGCCATGTCAACAAGTGTTCCAGGACCATATGTTGAAATGCTATAATTAATAATTTCTTCAGCTTCATTTGCTTTATCAATAATAAAATTAGTTTGCCTAGTTTCTTCAAATTCAGATGCTCTTTCCGCTTTGGCTAATGCTTCTGCTTTTCCACCAAGTGCAATATCACGTTTTGTTACAGTTCCATCAGAATTAAAAATTATTTCTTCTCCTTTTTGTGGAGCTAGAGATTGGATGTCAGTAACAAAGATTTGACCATTTTCTGCTGGAGTGCCACTTATTTTGTATCCTTGCTGAATTAGCTTACTAACTTCTTCTGGAGACATTACTTGCCCTTGTTTTTCATCAGCTTCTACTGGAATTGCATACGAAGGAACTGATGCATTTGGTTGCGATCCCTCAAATGGAAGCAATGTAGGCACTTGGCTTTCTACTCCAGTATTAAGTGGTGGCAGCAAACTTGTATCGTTAGTATAAAGATTGTCAGTAGGAAGCTCTAATGCGTTAGCGATTGCATTAGATTTACCTTGAAGTCCACCTGTCGCCTGAGGAGTAGGTAAGCTTGCGGCAGAAGCAATTCCTGATGCTGTCGCAGAAGTTCCAACAACTGTTCCATCGGGTCTTGTTCTCGTTCCTGTTGCTGGGTCGAAAACAACTGGCACCTTGTATTGTTTGCCATTTATTGTTTCAACAATCTCACCTTGTTGGAGATTTACATTTCTTTCTCCTGTAGTGTTCCTTGCTTCCATTGCAGCTTTCTCAATCAGCATAGCCTGATTCTTATCAAATCGACCAAACACATTAGGAATCATCGCCTTGCCTTCATCCAGCAATGCAGCTTTCTCGATAGGGCTGAGATTAGGATCGTTGTATGATTTTAAGAATGGAGCTAGCGTTTCTTCGGCTGCTGTAATCCCATACGATTTACCTAGAGTAATCGCAGCTTCAATAGACTTGGCAGACGCTTTGTTGTAAGCATCAACTTTCTTCTGCTCTTTCTTTGCTTCACCAAAGTTCTGAATAGCCCCGCCAATACTCTGCCCTAGTCCAGCAATTCCCTGTGCTTGCATTCTAGCGGCATCAGCGAATCCACCGAAATCTAGTTTGAATGACTCAGGGTTGATTCCTGAACCTAGCATTTGTCCTTTTCCGTAAGCTGCCATATTGTTTTGAAATTATTTATTGAAGAATCCGCCTTGACCAAAAGCTGCTCCACCAATGCTTCCCAATGCTCCCATGATTCCTGAGCTTTGTGCAGCTTTTGCTTGTGCATTTGCAGCAGCAGCTTGCAATTGGTTTGACCGTTGAGCGGCACCAAGGTTCAATCCAACAGATGTATCAAACAACTGTGGTGTTCCTGCGCCGATTGCGCCAAGACCTGTGTTGATAAATTGTTGACCTTGTTGATACGACAATGGTGCATTGCTAAGCAAGCTAAGACCTGGTTGAGTGTAGAATCCTTGTGCAACATTATAGGCGTTCTGCCCTGCTTGCGCTGCCTCGGCGCGTTTACGAGCAAATACATCCTCGCGCCCCATGACTTCAGAGGCGATAGCTGCATTCCCACCTAATCTCCCAGCCGCTGCTGCCCCTTCACGGGCTGTTTGCTGGTATCCGCGCTGTTCTTGTGGGCTAATCATCTGAGACGCTGCTAATGCACGTTGTGCTTCAGTATTGAACCCTTCAACTACGCCAGCTTGTTCTGGAGATAACGCTTGCATCAACCCACGGGTCAATCCTGCTTGTCCAGTCATCTGTCCAAGTTCTGCTTGGCGAGCGTCACCTAGTCCCATGCCAGCTTGTTGTGCTGCTTGATTGCTAAGACCAAAGATTCCTTGTTGCCCACCTGCTCCAGTTAAGAACGATTGGATATCACCAAGATTCAATCCTTGAAATTGTGGACGGAACTGTTGTTCTTGCGTGAAAATTTGCGGCAGAGATTGCGACATTCCTGAAACGTAACTGCTAATATCTTTAGCAATATCCATTTTTGGAGCTTTGACTTTTGGTGCTGATCCCATAATTTATCGTAGTTTAGAGTAAAAGGCTTTCATGCTCAACAAGCGGTTGCGACTTGATTGTTTGAAGTCACGCCGAAAAGCGATGTATTTGTATTTGTTTTTAAAAGGTTTAAGCGCATCCAACATGTTTCCGCAACACATAGTAACGTAAAGTGTATCCGATTCTTCAAACGTAACAGCTTCTTCAAGATTCTTGCTGCTGGTGTGGAATCCCATAGCGAAAGCATATGGAGTAGAAACAACAATGCCATGACATAAATGCCAACCAATAAGGCTTTGAATGTCGATGTTGTTTGATTCATAAAGGTCAAGGACTATGGCGAGGTGTGGATTCATCCAATGATTGCTACGCTATTACACTCAGCGTCAATCGCAGTGCTAGACGTGTTAACAGTCAAGATTCGTGCGCATTGTGCGTTGTATGGAGAGCCAGATAGAATGTCATTACCAGAAGTTGTTGCAAAAGCCTTAGCCTCACTACAAGTTCCTAGCACGGAAAAGTTTGCATTTGGCAGAGCCACAGAGAAATTGGCAACATAGTAACCGTCTGCTGGTGAATCGCTTGTTGATGGAGGAATAACTGGACTAGGGGCAGCAGCAGAAACGCATGAGATATTGCCACTAGATTTAATTTCCTTCCTCAATAATGTTACTGTTCCAGTTCCAGTTGCAGATGCTACGCTTGTCACTGTGAAGATGTTTGCATCAGTAACTGTAACAACTTCATAAAGTCCATCTGGAGCAACTGTTCCAGTTCCGACAGTGAAATCAATAAAAACAAGGTTTCCAGCAATCAATCCATGTCCAGTTACTGTAACCGTAACAGTTGTTCCAGATCTAGAGAATGTTCCAGCAAGGTCTGCATTTGCAGTTGCATCAAAATTAGCCCATGCTCTCACGCCGTAAACTGGAGCAGTGCCAGTCTGCGCTCCACTGAGCTTAGGTGCTGTCACATTGGCAT